ACTTTTATCTTCTTCTTCAATTTTTTTGTCGAATACTTCTTTAGCTTCAAGTTTTTGTTTTTCTGCTTCTGCTTCCTTAGAAGCTGTTTCTTCTTTTTCCTTAGCTAGTTTTAATAAAGCTTCTTGCTCTGCTAATTCTTTCAATCGTTTTTCTTCTTCTTCTTTTTCTCTTTGTTGTCTAAGAATTAAGTCAGCAGCAGCTTGTTCTATTTTTCTTGTATTCTCTTGTTCTTTTAATTTTTCTTCTAACATTGCTTGAGCAGCTTCTTGTATTCTTTTATCTTCTTGATCTTTTATTCTTTGGATTTCTTCTTCTTCTTTTTGCTTTCTCAATGCTATCTGTTGTTTCATTTTAGCTTCTAACATATCTGTTCTAGAACTGTCATCTAGAGCTTCGAAATCATACTCTAATAAGTAAGCTATTTCTGTTAGTCTATCTTCGACAATTTCAAGTCTATTTTTTATAATATTAAGAACACTATCTTTTTTTATAATAGGTGTTTTGATATCTTCTTCGTTATCAGATTTAATAGATTTTTTTCTCATGTTTAATTCCAGTTTATATCCATAATTGATTTAGTGTCAGTTTGTTTATTTGATTCAGCTTCATTTAAAGCATCAATATGAGCTGGTTGTTCTGCTAAGTCAGTAATTTTCATTCTTGAATAATCAACATTCAAGAGCCAATTCTTTCTATCAGCAGGATCGCCATATCTATTCTTTAATTGAGTAAATCTAACCATACCTTCATCTCTTAACTTATCGTTAGAGGTCATAGCAAAAAAGTAATCTGCAGTCATAGGAAGTCCGAAGGATTCAGAAACAGATGTTATATCAACATCAGCATCTGCAAAACCTTGACGGTTTGTTTGAGTAGCTGTAAGTACTGGTACATTGTATTCCATGGCCAAAGCTCTTAGTTCTTCCGCTGTCGCTTTTACTTGTTCATAGCTATTAGCATTCTTACCTATACTCATAGCTGTACATATATTTAAGTAATCTATACACACTAAATCAGGAAAAAATTCTTTTTTTATCTCTAATTCTTTAAGTAATGATCTAAAATGGCCAGCATGAGCAGATTTAGTAGGGTATTCTTTAACAACTAATCTTCCTCTTGTTTTCATTTTAAGATTACTAAATCTTTTTAAGAAACTTTCTTTGCCTATAACATCTAAATCTTCAGAAGACAAGTTAAGTAAATTTTGATCTATTCTTTGAGCTATTTTTTCTTCAGCCATTTCTAAAGTAATATAAAGTACATTGTGGCCAGTTTCAATTAAACTACTTGCCATTGAACACATAAACAATGATTTACCAACACCAGTACCAGCCATGATGACACCTAATGTTTTAGAAGGGAATCCTCCTTTAAGAATATAGTCAAAGTGTTCTAAGCCTGAAGGTATTTTCTCTTCTTTTTTATTATAAAATTCCCATCTATCTTCAACATCTTCAATAAAATCGTGACCAACAGATTTGTCAAAGGATGTAGAAATAGCGTCTCTTAATAGATCAGGAAGTTCAGACTGTGTAGTCTTCTTATCGTCTCCGCCAATGACGTTTACAGCTTTATATACAGCATTAACAATAGCTTTTTCTTGACACCAATTCTCTGTCTTCTTAACTAGCCAATCAACTTTAGGTACCTCAGGTACTCTAGTTTCAGTAAAGGTGCTTATTTCTTTATATACACCTTCAGTAAGATCATTTCTACTTTCAACTTCAATCTTTAGAGCTTGGTATTGTGGTGACACATTATAACTTGTATAATACTTAGTTATTTCTTCAAGTATTATTCTTTCTGATGTATCGTTAAAATACTCTTGCTCTAAGAAAGGTAATACCTTTCTACAATACTCTTCATTTACAACTAAATTGTGTAGTATAGCTTTTCTAAGTTCATTAGAATCAATAGCCATTAAATTAATTTCCCCAACATCTCAGCAAAGAATATATATGCTCCATACGCATATACACAACAAATTACTACTTTTAAAGTTTTGTTTATACTATCATCAGCAGCATAAACCCAATCATGATATTTCTTTTTCATTAAGATACCTGTAGAGCTACGTATATTAATGTTCCAAGAATGCTAAAGTTAATTACCATATTAACGTAATGAGGGTTTGGATTCATTTTTTTGTTTTTCCTTCCATTTAATTAAATCTTCTGGTGTGTTTATTTCCATTGTATTTTCTTCTGTGTATGTTATAGCTACATTTACATTATTGTTTAACCATCTTAATTGTTCTAATGATTCTTCTAACTCTGGTCTCATGACATCTAAATAAGGATACTGAGCTAAAGCTGCTCTATCGTAACCATAAATTCCTAAATGCCAATCTCCATAAGCAAGAGGTGCTCTACAAAACCAATGAGATTGAAATCCATTATGTATACATTTTACAGTATTTGGATTAGATCTTTCATCGTCGACCATAGGAGCTACTACTGTTACTACATTATTATAATCTAATAATTTTTCTATGTCTTCAAATACAGTTATTGGAGGATCTATCATATCTCCTTGTACATTAATAAATTTGTTATAATAAGGAAGTTGGTGAACAGCTTCTGCAATTCTTTCAGTTCCGTTTACACATTCAGAAGAAGTCATTATATGATTTTTAGGAAACAAACTAGCAATTTTTTTACTGTCTGTTGCTACAAAAACATGATCAGTATCATGAGCACAACAACACCAATGATGAACTCTTTCAATTAAACAATGAATATCGTCTACTTGTTTAATCATTTTTTCCGGAAATCTTGTACTATCAATTCTAGCTGGAATAACTATAGCTGTTTTATCGTTCATCTGTTATACCTTTTCCAAGTATATCGTATACAATAGCATCTGCTAATTTATAAAAAGTTTTTTTCTTACTTTCTTTCCATTCCTTAATATCGTCATTCAACAAATCAATATTATACATGACTTGTCCTTTATTTTCTTCTACTAAATTCATGTTAGCTGGTCTCCAAATAACATTTTCAAAAGCACCTGACTTTATTCGAATCCATTCGCCTCCATCAGGATCTATATAACCTTCAAATATTTTAGGATTTGGTTTCATTATTTTTCTCCATAACTTTAATTAATCGTAATTCATTTCCTAGAATCTCTCTAATCTTTAACTCATTGTTATACATTGATTGATGACCCTCGTACTTGGTTAAACAATCTCTAGCTGTATAATTTTTCCATATTACTTTTTGACCAGATGGATATGTTATTTCATAAAATCTCATAGTCTTGTCCCAAGACTTAGGAGCTCCTTCTTTCATGTAAGTAACAGTCATTATTCAGTATCCTGCTCATCGTCTAATTCGACTTCTATTACTTCTGGTTCCTCAACAACACCTTTAGCTGAAGATATAGAATATCTTTTAGTGATATCATTAGCAAGTCCAGCTTTAAAAAGAGGTATCCAAAAGTCTGCTGTATTAGTATCAGCTTTTCTCTTTTTATCTGAAAGCACTTCACCAGTTCTAGCATTTATTGCTTCGTACCATCCATTAGAAGGTTTGTTTACCCAACCTAAATTTAAACCAATATCTAATAGACCTCCCCATTTTTGTATTCCTCCATCCCAAGTAACCTGTAAAGGTATTCTAGTTTTTTCCTTTACAAATCTGGATTTTTCAACACCCATCATAAAGTTATATCCAGCTATTTCTGTTCCTTCTTTTTCTTGTTGTCTTCCCATAAAAAATATTTGGTTAGCAGAATAATATACACCAGTTCCTCCTGACATAATGTCTTTAGGAAATAAACCTATTTCCTTATAAGTATGATTAATAACTAAAGCTGGAATATCTCTAGTAGTTAAGTAAGGAGTTATTATTCTAAACAACCCTTTCAATGCTTTAGCTCTTGACATATCTGCTACTGATTTTTCATTCATAGCATCTTCAAGTTCTTTTTTAGATGCAAGGTTACCAATAGAATCTATAACAATGATAACTTTGTCACCTCTATCAATATTTTCTAGCTGCTTTACAATATCAAATTTAAGTTGTTCTACATGTTCTACAGGTGTATGTAAACATCTGTTAGGATCAACGTCCATAGCTTTAAGATAGTCTGGTGTAATACCAAACTCTGTATCATACAATAAACAAACAGCATCGTCGAATTTTTTAAGATAAGCTGAAGCCATTACTAATGCTAAGTTTGATTTAAAATGTTTAGATGGACCTGCAATAACAGTTAATCCAGGAGTCAATCCCCCATCAATGGAACCTGATAATGCAATATTTAAAATTGGTATATCTGTTGATACCATATCTTTTTTGTTGAACAATGTACTTTTTGATAGTACAGCAGTTTGTTTTACCGTTGAGGCTTTTTTTAATTTATCTAATAAGTTATTCATAATATATCCTTAAGCTGTTTTAATTACAGTTGCTAACTGAAAAAGAGAGGCAATTGAATTGCCTCCCTTATTATAGTCTACATTTAAGATCTTTTTAAAAATTCTCTAGAAGTTTTTTGATTTAATTGCATAATAATATGTTTTAAATCTTGATCTTTTCCATAGAATCCAAGTTGTTGAAGTTCTCTTGCTACTTGAGCATTAACAGCCATTTGTCGACCTACTATCATAGATCTTAATGTCTTTTTAAATACGTTAGCAACAGTTTCACATACTTTACATGTGATATTATATGTAGTTTGAGTAATTGCAGTCATTGGTTCACTCCATTTTTGACTAAATTAAAAATGAGTGTCGCTGATTAGTTAATCTTAATTACTTTAGGTTTTCTTTCTTCTGGAAGTTTAACTTCCAAACTAATGACAAGAATTCCATCAGTAATATCAGCACCTGTAACTTCGGTGTACTCTGACAGCCTATAAGATTTTGTAAACTTACGAGCTGAAATGCCCTTGTGAATATACATTTCTTGTGGTCTTCGACGATCACGTTTACCTGTAATAGTAAGTACGTGTTCTTTAACTTCAATCGATATATCTTGTTTACTAAAACCAGCAACCGCAAGCTCAACTAAGTGTTCGTGATCACTCAATTTAACTACGTTATGCGGTGGATATGTATCTTTAGCATGTAAGCCGATGTTATCGATCTCGTTTAAGAGATGGTCGAAACCTAAAAAAGCGTTCCTTGGGAACATAAAAGTACCAGTCATATTTGCCTCCATTGTTTATGCAAGACGGTTTCAGATTTGCTTTCGCAACACCTGTATTTTATTTATAATGATAAGTTAATTTTCTTAGCCCAAGTTTTAAAAAAAGCTGAAGCATAAAAAGTTTTTACTCCATCTTCACGGCGCCAATCAACAATATCATCTATTTTATTATATAGAGGTTCATGAATTTTTTTCAACATTTTTTCTCTAAATTTTTCTTGAGATTTTCTCCATTCGTTATCAGGAATAGACCATCCAGTTTTACCTTTGTTTAAAACATAATCTGGAATTTCATTTTTTAAACCAACTCTAGCTAAATACTTATATTCGCCGTTTTGAAAGTTATTTAAATCTCTGTTTTCCATTTTAATACCTGATGGAATGTCCATAACATATTTGTAATAACTTTGATTTAATAAAGGGAATCTTCCTTCCATTCCAAAGTAAGAACCAAACTTATCATTTCTAGTCAAAAAATCTTCTGACACTCTTGTTAACATTTCAACAAATAAACAATTGTTTAAATGATCAGGGCCAAATACTTTCTTTGGAAACCAACTTTCCATATATTGTGTATAACTATCAATGTTTATTTCTAATGATGGATCAGTAACTTTCATCCTCTTAGATGGTTTCCATGCTATTGCATTATAATGATCTCTAAATGGATTTCCTGTATCTAGATATCTTCCATGAGTAACATATCCTGTATACATTTCATCTCCACCATCACCTGAATAAGTTACGATAGTTCCAGCTTCTCTTAAAATTTTATTAATATAAAAATAAGACGGAGTTGATTTGTTGAACACAGGTTGCTCTAAAGCATCAATAGTTTCATCAAGATTTTCAAAATAATTTTCTGGAGTAATTTCAATTTCTGTGTGATTAAAATTAAAATCGTTAGCATATTTTTTTGCTATTTGAGCATCTTCGTTAAAATTAGAAGACTGAGGAGAATAGAAAGAAGTAAATGAATTCTTCTCATCTAAATACTTTGCTACACTTATACTATCCAAACCACCACTTAGAAAAATTCCTCTTTGTCTTACTCCTATTTTACTTTTGCTAATAGACTCAGACAATTTGTTTTTAAATTCTTCTATTGTTGAATCTCTCTCACTAAATTTATGATTGTCCCACAAATTACCAATTGTTTTTTTCTTACTTTTACAATCATATGTTATGTGCTGTCCAGGAATAACTTTAAAAGTATCTTTAATTAAAGTAAGATAACCAGGAACATAACCAAAATGTCTATATATTCCAAATGCAAATAAATCAAGCTGTGTACTTTTTCTTTCTAAAGCCTCAATTGAACTTGAAAATATAATTCCTTCATCTGTGTTTCTGTAGAAAAGAGGTTTCACACCAAAGTGATCTCTACAAATAGTTAATTTTCCATCTTTATAAAAAGCTAAAGACCACATTCCTTCTAGTTTATCTAACCATTCAACACCATGTTCGTACAAACCTCTTGCTACTGCGTGTGTATCAATTTCATATTCAGGATAAAAATCTTTATGGTTATATATTGCACCGTTAAAAACTAATGCTGAATCTTTATACAAATATGGCTGTATAGATTCACCTACCTTGCCATATATTGCTAACAAGTTATGTCCTAAAGATACATTTTCATTTGTCCAAGTAGAAGATCCATCAGGACCTCTCCTCTTAGTATGATGCATCATTCTATAGATTCTAGCTAATTGATTACCCTTAGTAATACCATTTATTCCACACATTTATCTTTTATTTCTTTAATATAATGATGTGGAAGAACTGCAGGATTTATTTCAGCAAGATTGTCCATCCAATCTTCAGCTTGTTCTTTAGTTTTAAAACTAGCTACTACAACTTCATCTTGAATTCTTGGAATATAAAAAATGTTAAACATGTTATTTACCTTGTCCTCTATATCTTTTAAATGAACGTCTCTTATGTTTATTCAACATACATTTTGAGTGTCTTTTTCTTCCTATTGATGTTTTTTTTGGTATTGATTCGTGAATGTAAGTGCCTGCTGCTTTCGCCATAATAACTCCTATAATATAAAGGCACTTCTGTTGCCAGGTAGTACCCACCCCGCTAATCGCTACGAAACCGATTAGGCTGAAGCTCTCATTGCTTCTTCAACAAGCGAGACACGCTCTACTTGCATTGGAAGAATTGAAGCAAACGTAGATGGTTTTTTGCCATTTACATAAATTGTTATCTATCTCAAATAATCTTTTCACAGTATGTCGATCCTATTTCAGCCCCATAAGAATTATTTGCAAAGGTCCTCATATTTTGTTGAATGTATTCTATGTTTAGATTTGTCACCTTGTAAATATTTTGGAACAGCATTTTTTATTTCTTGTTGCTTTTTCCATTTCTCAAAGCGTTTAAAAATTTTTCTAAATATATCTCTCATCCTCTTTTGCCTCTCAAATAATTATGGTGGAGCTGTCGGGTACCGCCCCCGAGTCCATTCCTATTAGTTCAATTATCGTCATCGACTTCTAACTATATATTTATAGTGAAATTTTAGTTTTTTTTTAAAGATAAATATATTATGAAAAAAGCGAAGAAGTTTAGAGTATATGTTACATATTTTCCCGATGGAAGATATTATATTGGATTTTCTCAAAAAAACGAGAAACAATATGAAAAATATTATGGATCCTCAAAAGAAGTTTTAGAATACGACAAAACTCTTTTACAAAAAGACACAATTGTAATATTTGACAAAAAGAATGAAGCTAAGATGCAAGAATTGTTACTACAATGGTGGAACAGACATGATCCTAATTGTATAAATGATATGTTGAATATTAGATTAAGATCTAAGTATCTTGATGACTTTGATCCAATACATTGGAGTCCTCGAGACATTCGTCAATTGGAATTAGATTTCCATAATTAGGCCATCCATAGACTTCAGGATCTTCACCACAATATCTCCATCTTATTTGACCCGTAGAAGGATTTCTTTCAAATATCTTTGGTGAATTAGAATCGTACATTAAGTTAATAATTGTGTGTCTAAATTATCGTTGAAATATTTGTTAATCATTTCTAAACGATCATCAGCTTCTGCTAATTTATTAAGTTCTGCAATAACAGCTTCTGTGACATCACTGTGTTCTCCAATTCCAGCTGGCATAGCTTTGTATACTTCAATATTAGCTTTGTGTACTGCTACTTCGCCCTCAGCTTGTTTTCTAGCTGCTTCTATTATATAATCACCTATTTGCATTTTACTCTCCTATGCATCTAATAATGTTTTGTAACCTTCAGTTTTATTTGTAATCTCTCTAAATGCATTTGAAGGTTCATATACTTGTATTTGCATTCCATATCTCATTGTAGGATCAACTTCTTCGAATTTTTCAACTGCATGAAAAGCCCATCTTGATTTAAAAAATACAAACAGTTGATTTGGTTGATAAGCCATTTGTGCAACTTTTTCAAATCCCTCAAAGCCAAAATGTTTACCTCCATATGATAAATCACCTGGTTTTGCTTGCCATAAAGATGTACCTAGGTGTTCATAACCTTTATCTTTAGGTAAAGAAAAAATATTTGTAAACACTCTATCGTGTCTATCTGTATGTGGTCCTATAAAATAACCTTTATCATGCTTTTGAACAAACCATTCTTGAACTACTTTTTTAGCCCACGATCCTTCTTCATCCATTAATGGACCATATTGAGTAGCAAAATAAGTTTTGAAATGTTCACCAATTAGTTTTGCATACCAATTATCTTTAAACAAAGCATCATGAACAATATTCCAAAATTGAATTTCCGGACTCTTTCCTTTTGTTTTTACAACTTCATATAAATCTATTTGCTTTCTAATTTTATAGTGAGGATTTTTTGCTGAATGTTTTTCTAACCAAGGTTTAGCTAAACCTTTTCTTATTTCTAAAGGATTAAACTCATGAAAACCATTATATATATCTTCTGGCCAAATGTTTTCAACTTGAAAATGTGGAAAAGGAGACAAATTAATTTCAGTAGATTTAATTTTTGTTTCGAAACTATTTCTAATTCTGTTTATTGCTTGTTCATTCATTATGCACTCTCTCTTTTGTAATTACCCCATTCGCCAGTTAATCCAACAACTGAGTATTCAGTAACTCTTTTTTCAAAGAAGTTATCATGTGATGCACCGTTGAGTACCCAATCGAGCCACGGAAGAGGATTATCTTTAGCTTTAAAAATAGGTTTCATTCCAAGTTGTAAAAGACGACGGTCAGCTATGTGACGTATGTATGCTTTAACTTCCTTTTTATCTAAACCTTCTATCTCGTTACCCTTGTAAGCTAAATTAATAAATTTATCTTCAAGGTTTACAGCACTTTTTGCCATATCATAAATTTTAGATTTAAGCTCATCGTTAACTACTCTTGGATGTTCATCACAAAATTCTCTAAACAATTTGGAATTTCCCATAACATGAATAGACTCGTCTCTTATAGACCATTCTACAATTGTTCCCATTCCTTTCATTTTGCCATACCTTTGAAAGTTTAACAACATAACAAACGAAGCAAATAAAGACATACCTTCGTTAAAAGTAGATTGCGCAAACGCTAAAGCTAAACCTGTATGAGAATTAACATTGTTGTCTTGCATAAATTCTAACTTTTCTGACATCTCTGTATAATCTAAAAATTTATGAAATTCATCTTCAGGCAATCCTAAAGTATCATTCAATAAAGCATAAGCTCTTTGATGAACACCTTCTCTTGAAGCAAACGAACCTAACATATTTCTAGCTTCATTATTTTTGATTTTAGGAATTAAAAAATCATAATAATTAGCTCCAACTTGTACATCTGATTGTGTAAAGAGTCTAAGTATGTGTGTAATAAATTCTTTCTCTTGATCGTTTAATTTTGTTTTCCAATCTTGAACGTCTTCTGAAAGCTCTGCTTCATCTTCAACCCAGTGTACTTCTTCGTGTTTTTTTGTTAACTCTACAGCCCATGGATATGCAAATGGTTTATATGATTTTGATTCGTCTAAAAGTGTCATTTTATTCCTCTTGTTTTATTTTTTCATCCAACACAACAGATTTTTCTATTTTATTAATTCTCTCATTTAAATCAAATATTATTTCTGCTAATGATCTTACAGTCTCTTTATCAGGAGATCCTCTAAGTACAACTCTATCAAGTTGGTTTTTTAATTTATCTGTATATGAAGCCATAATATATTTCTCCTATCCTTGGCATGCTACGCACTCTTCACCTTCTATTTGATTAACAGTACTATTTAAATTGCTCATCATTTCTTCGTACCCTCCAACATAACTTCCGTTAATGTATATTTGTGGTACTGTTGTAACTTTTCTTCCAGTTACCTGTGCAGCTGTTTTTCCAGCTAACTTTAAATCTACATACTCGAAAGGAATGTTTCTCATCTGTAGTTCTTCTTTTGCCATAGTACAAAAAGGACAATCCTCTTTGCCATAAATTATTGTAGCTTTGTCATCTCCTAAAGCTACTCTTTCAACTTTTTCAGATACAGTTTCAGCTCTTGCTTTAGCTTCTGTTCTAAGATAGTATAAACCTTTTAATCCTTTTTCCCATGCTTTAAGATGTACATCATTAACATAACCTTTATCAGATTCAGCAGAGAAAAATAAGTTAACAGATTGACCTTGACAAATAAATCTTTGTCTGTCACCTGCATGTTTAATAACCCAATTTTGATCTAATTCTTGTGCTGTTTTAAAAATATTTTTTTCTTCCTTTGACAATTGTTCTAAATGTTGAACAGATCCTTTATTTGTTATAATAGATGACCATATTTTTTCTGAATTAATATTTTTTTCTTCTAATAATTTTTCTAAGAATTTGTTTTTTACTAAAAATGAACCGCCTCTAGTTCTATGTGTATATGCATTTGCCTTTAACGGTTCAATACTAGGAGAAGTAGACAAAATGATACCAGAACTAGCGTTGGGAGCGATTGCAAGAAGGTGTGCGTTTCTAACGCCAGATCCAATACCATCTAGATATTCTCCTCTTTCTGTTGATAATTTTTGTGATTGTTCGTATGCTTTACGTTTAATGTATCCAAAGATAACAGTGTTGTGAATTTCAGCCATTTCTGATTCCCAAGCAACTTTTTTCTTTTGTAAATATGAATGAAAACCCATAGCTCCTAATCCAATAGATCTTTCTCTTTCAGCTGAAAATTTAGCTCTAGAAATATCATCAGGAGCATTTTCTATAAAATACTCTAAAACATTATCTAACATTGTAATTAAATCTTCTACAATAGTTGTATTTTTCCATTCATCATAATACTCTAAATTTAACGACGAGAGACAACACACAGCTGTTCTTTCATCATTTGTAGGAAGATGAATTTCATTACACAAGTTAGATCCGTGTATTTTTAAACCTTTATCTTTTAAAAATGAAGGTAGTGATTTATTTGCAGTATCAATAAAATTAATATATGGCTCACCAGTCCTAAATCTAATTTCAAGTATACGTTCCCATAATTTTCTCGCATCAACTGTTTCCTTTACTGAGTTATCCTTTGGATCAATTAAATTCCAAGGTTGATTTTCAAACACTGCGTGCATAAATGCATCAGAAATGTTAACAGCATTATGAAGATTTAATGCTTTTCTTTGAACATCTCCTGTAGGTATTCTTATATTAATAAATTCTATTACATCAGGATGTGATATATCAATATAAGCTGCATATGAACCTTTTCTTGTTCTTCCTTGTCTATATGCAATCATATCAGCGTCAACTGTTCTTAAAAAAGGAATCGGTCCTGGAGCTATATCTGAAACTGTTCTGACATCAGACCAATGTCCTCCTATTCCTCCACCAAAAATTGATAACCATCTTAATTCTGTTGTATGACTAATTAAACCTTCAATGTTATCAGGAACATATGTTAAAAAACAAGAAATTGGTAGACCTCTAGTTTTCACACCTTCAAATGGTGCATTAGACAAAACAGGAGAAGCAAATAAAAACCATTTCTTACTTACGTAGTCATATAATCTTTGAGCTAATGCTTTGTCTTTAACTCCTTTAAAATTAGACCAAGCAACAGACGCTCTTCCAAAACATTCTTGAGGTGATTTTTCATCATCCTTCATGTAAAAATCTTTTAATAACGAAATTGAGTAATCAGTTAATAACTCATCTCTTTTTAGATTTATCTTTATACCTTTATAATTCATCAAACTTTTTTCCAATTGTTAATTTTTACTTTTGCTTGTAATTTTGCATATATGTTAGTGTTGATAATATCATTTACATCCAAATTGGACATTACCATGTCGTTTATATCTTTTTGCTTAATATTGTCAGGCCACACAACAATCTTAAAACCCCTCTCAACATATTTTAGCATCTTATTAATTATTTGCACATTGCGAGGCTCATTGTCTAATACAATTGTTGCAAGTGTTGAGTATTTATTATCCATATCGTTTGATCCACATAACGCTACACAATTTTTTATAAAAAAACTATCGATAGGTCCTTCACATGCAAAAAAAGGTTTAGTTACATCAACGTTATTCAAACCATACAATCTTTCTTTTTGATTAAAGTATAAAGTAATATACCTATATTCAGATGTCTTATTAAGACTTCTTGATTGTAAGCCATATAGCTTACCTTCTCTGTCTCTTATAGGTATTATTAACCTAGGTTCTTTGTCGTGTCTATTGAGCTTATGTCCTGCTTTATTAGCAATCTCTCCAAGGTCTTCAGTGTAAAAGAGATCCATATCCATACTAGTAGGAATCCTGCGATACCGTACGTAGATAACACTAGGGTGGCTGTCAGGAAGCTCAGCCAAGTTTTTACAATAGCGTAAGATAGAATTATAGTTGACGTTTTCTTTGATATCAACCCTGCTATTGCCATCGACAAGATTATATAACTTATCAGTCCTAAGATTGTCATATTCTAGTACCCTTTCATATAATTGATCACGTTGACACGAATGGCACAAAAATCTTTTTGTATCTAAAAGATTATATACAAAAGCGTTTGATTCGCAATACGGACAATTTATTTTATTAACATTTAACACATAGATATTATATCAAATTCTTCGTAAAATGTTTGACATAGATTTAGTTTTTTTTCTTTTAGATGGTCCAGTTGGTCCTGCTAATCCAGTTGCATTAGCTTGAGCATTTGTAGAACCATGTCCTAAAGGACCTCCTAAAGCTGCTCCAGAATGCATTTCAGCCATAATAGCTTCTTCCATTGCTGAGAGATAACCTTCTTTTGTACTAATATCATGTTCTATTTTAGGAATAATATGTTTTTCTTCCAATTTTTCTAATAATGCTTCGGCTGTTGGTTTATTGTAAGTTGTTTCTACGTGTTCTTTTAAAAGAGCTAAAGCTGCAATGTATGAAGCTAACCTAGTTTTACCACCAGGTATAGTTCCTAATAATCTTTTAAGATTAAAAACCATTCTATCTACAAGAGTCATAGCTCCTTTTTCATCTGATGTTTTTGCTTTTTTAAGAGATTTACCTTTAGCGTCTATTAATCCAAGCTCAAATGCCTTAGTTTTGTCAAACGGAGTCACTAATTTCATTAGTATTCTAAAAATTATTGCAGCGTCAACGTAATTAACGGGTGGCATTATCCATATCCTTTAGTAACTTTGCAGTTGTTAAACAATGAGATATTTCATTGTATTCTTGTGTATCCATTAGACTAAGATATGTCAATACTGTTTTAAAAACTTCTTTTTCTATGTCAGTAGCAAAATAAAATAAAATTTTCTTTGCTGCTTGAAGTTCAAAGTTGTTAGTAAAACATATTACATGATTAACTAACAATCTTATATTTCTTGTTTTATCAGTATTAATTTTCTTAGCTAATTTTTTTGCTAATTTAAATCTATTTAAGTCATCTATAAATTCTTCCTTAGAATGACAAAAAGGATTTTTATAATTTTTAGCAGCAAAATATTCTAACGTACTACTGTTTAGTTCCATATTTTATTTTTTTACGCCATAATCATTATCAGCTTTAATACTTAATTTTGGTTTCATGTCAACTTTTTGATCATTTTGTTTTCCAACTGTAAGTTTTATAGCTGCGGGGTCTATTTTTTTATCAGTATCTTTTCTTCCAATTTTTACTTGAGATCCTGGTTGAGCTTGAACAGGAGGAGGAGCAGGAGGCATCTCTTGTTGATCGTCTTGTTGCTCTACATCTTGATCAGGCATAGGTTCTTTTTCAACAGTTTTATGTGTCTCTGCACCATTGGCATGTTTTTTAACTGACGTTTCTTTAGTTTTAGTATTTCTATCGTGAGCTTTTGTTTTTTTCTCATCTTTTTTAGCTTCAGCTACTTCTTCTGTATCTTCTCTGTAGCCTCTTCTCTTAAGATCTATTCTTTTACTTTCTAAATCATTTTTCTTTTGAAATTTAGATCTTTCAGAGTTTGTTTTTCCTCTTGATATTTCATTGCCATCATTTATTCTTTCATTTAGAAAAAGTGTCCATTCAGCCAAAGATTTAAACTTAGATAGTATTTTATCATCAATCATTGTAATTCTCCATTACATTATTTATTAGGAAAAGAAGTCGACTAACGTAGCTATTTTCTTAGTAGACCAACCAATAGGATTCAATATGTGTTTAAACGGTTCATCAACTGTTTTTTCAAACATTTTTTCTCTATCAATAAATTGATCAATCTCTATTTCTTTTGGTAAAGATGTCATAAAAGATATAACATGAGTTCCTACATTGTTAGGTTCTCTCAAATATATAAATTTACCTTTTTCTCCATCTTTAATAGTTTCCCACTTACTAGTTAGTTTTTTAGTATTGAGTAATCTATTGAAAGCTATAGCTCCTTTAACATGAGGAGGTGTACCCTTCATATAACCGTCTTTAAGAGTATATTCTGTCACGTTATTCATTGTTCTAGGAAAAGCAATGTCTTGAGGAACCATGTTCATATATTCTTCTTTAACTTCCTTAATATATTTTTGCAAAGTCTCTTCATCAGTACACAACGTAAGAGTAATCATTTTTAAAAGTTTATCTCTCATAATCTGAGGTGTAGATGATCTAATAGCTTCTAACCCTTGAATTTTTATCTTAGGTTCTTTGTGTCTAAAACCTTCAGTGTCCCAAACAGACATTGCATATCTTTTCTTAGCTGTCCAAAAAGCAGAGTCTGCAATACACTCTCGCTTCATAATCATTTTTTGACCTAATGTATTCTGATACTTAGAAACACTATCGTAACCATCTTCTAATACTTTATCTAATTGATCCTCAGCAATTTTATCTAAAATATCAATTATCTCTTCTTTAGTTTTATCACTAAAAAATTTATCAACAAGAGGTTGTACATCTAAATAATTAGAGTCTGTATCTATAGCTATAATATAATCTTTGCTGTCAGTTTTTAACAACTTATTCATATAATTGTTAAGATTCTTCTCAGCTTCTTGAATAATAAATTGTCCAGATAAAGTAATAGATTCGCCTAATCGTTGATCGAACCATCTATAAAATTTATTAGTTATAGCACCATAACCACTATTCAGTAGAATCTTTCTTACCTGCTGGTTATTTTTGTCATATGAATATTCTTTTCCTTCTCTTTGTTTCTTAAGCATTCTATCTTTGTACATTAATCTTTCTTCGTACAAAGTTCTCATTAACTTAGGAATAATACCTTCCTTCTTTTTGCTAAACATCCAACCAGAACCAGCAACAATATAATCTTTACTATCTTGAGGTAATGTTTCTCTATCTAAAAACTTTTTTATTCTAGCTTCAGGACTTATGTCAGGCCACACTTTAGATTTGTTTATAATAGTTTCAGGTGAAATATTATATTGCATAATTAGATGAGGATATAGAGAGTTTACATCAAACGACAATACCCATCCATGTTTGCCAACAATAGGTTCTTTAACATAACCTCCTGGTATTTGATTAACCTTTTCTTTAGGTTCTACTCTAAAATGAGGTTGCATGTTTTGCTTGTTCAACTCGTTGTTTATCAACGAATCCCACGATCTCACCGGCGAACCTACTTCATCGAAGTTCATACACGACTTATAAGCTATAGCTAGTTGTGCATCGATTAAACCTAATCTTTCATCTAGTTTCTTTACAAGATTAACATCCTGTATATTATAATCAATAAACTTTTGATAGTTTGTGTAGTACAACGTATGAAGACCTGTTACTTCACTGTGATCTAATTTTCTTTGGCCAAGTTCAAGATATGCAATCCAGTCAAGTCTATATGATTCTTGTGTAAAGTTTTTTCTATAAAGTAGAATGTAATCAATAACAGAAACACCTTTGATTGTTACTTCTTTTATATTAAGATTTTGATTGTTATCTTTTTTAATGTTAATTTCTCTCATGTCACATCTGTTCCATGGAGATAATTTATTAACATCAAATCCTAAATTAGTCAATCTATTGAAAATATAAGGAATATCGAATCCAGCTACGTTCCAACCTGTTACAACATCAGGAAAATTATCAGACCAAAACTTCATAAACTTGCTTATGAGCTGATGCTCAGATTCACATTTAATGTAAACAACCTTATCAAGCATATCTTTTTCTAACTCAGAATTTTTTTCTGACCAATCACCATCCCCAAAACATACAAACTTGTCAAGTATGTTATCATGTATACAAATAGCAGTTATAGGGTAAGCAGCATTTTCAACAGTAGGAAAACCTTCGTTAGAAGTTACCTCAATATCAATATTAAAGGTTCTTATTTCTTCTCTTTTCCATAACTTATCAGCGTTAGGAAAAGTTTCGTTAATATATGTTGAATGAAATAAAGGAAACCCATAAACTTTTAAATTAGGATGATCTTTAACAAAGTTATTAGCATCAGTCATTGTATTGAACTGTGTAGGTTTCAACCAATTACCATATATAGACGTAACACCTGTATTTTTATTAGATTCAAGATATAGTGTGGGACTATATTTTAATTTGTGTCTGAATTCTTTTCCATCTTGTAATCCTCTTACAAAAAGAGTATTACCCCATCGATTCACATTTGTATAATATCTACTCATGCTACTGTTATAGAGTTATTTGGTTTTATTTTTACCAATTGTATAATTTTGTTTGAGAGTCCATTCGCTTTTTTCTTTGAATGGTATTACTTTGACTCTTGAAAGAGATGAAGGTTCTAGTTTGTCTTTGTCTATTATTGTACATAAATTCCATTGCTCTAATAATTTAGCTATGCCATTTCTTCTTTTAATATCATCAGGAGTAAGTTCTCTTTGATAACCATCTAACATAAAGAGTTCTCTGTAATGACAAATGTAGTACTGACCTCTTTTATGTAAAACGTGACAAGATTGGACGAGTTTCTTATTAGAACTCTCCATTCCTATTCTTGACAGTGTTTCAATAATTTTAAGGAAATTATCGCGATCGCCCAATTTTACTTCTAATAAATTTTCTATCATAACCTAACGCATAATTTATGTTTGCTAAGTTATTTATAATAATTTACTTTTTCAATTTAAAAAATATATATTCTTCGCCGTTTTGAGCTTTTATTGAAATAGAAGGTACGTTTTTATCTACATCTTGTTTACCAACATATTCCCATTTATATCCATTGGTCATTTGTTCGTTCATTTTATTAATAAAATTTTCATTATCTGTACTAAACATTGCTGCTAATAACACTAATATACCCATTATTTTCCTCCTTTTCGTTTTTGAAACCAATCAAGTATTACTTTTTTATCATCTTCTTTAATTAACTTTTCATATTGTTTAGCTACCCTACTAGAAACATTAAAATATTCACTCAGTGGTTCAACATATTCTGAAGTAAAATTCTTAGCCCACTTAGACCAATAATTTTTCTTAGGTAATCCATGAAAGTAAAAGTCAAAACACATTTGATCAGAAATGTGTACATCTTTATTTAATTCATTTGCGTATAAAATAGTATCACTTCTTTGAGACATAGCTAAGTTTGTTAGATATTTGTTAAATCCATTCAAGTTGTCAGGATGACTTTTGTTAGATATGCTTTTTAAAAATACAAAAGGATTAATCTTTTCTTCTTCTATTTGATATTCTACAGGTCTGTTTATAACATCTCCAAATAAATCTATTTCCATTTCACACCTTTTATAACTTCAATTACAAAAGCAGCTAGGTTTATTTCTTGATTTGTAACAAATGCAGCTTTATGTTGATAATCACTCATACAAAGTATAAGAGTTGGAATAGATTCTTCTTGAATATAATCAACTATGTTTGTATACAGATCATTAAACAACTGATCAATATCAGGGTTATCAGATATCCACTGTCGACATGATTTAAAATCACTTTTTTTCATAAAATTAATTAACGTCTTTACTTTGTTAGTATTAACAATAGATATGATTCCACTATCAATGTTATTATTAACTTGACTATATCTCTGTAGCTCGTTAATAATTCTTCTTGTATCAGGATAAAAACGTTGTACAATTTCTAAAACACTAGCTTGATTAAATTCTATTTCTTCAGAAGTAAGAATTTTAAACATTCTTCTTGCTATGTTAGCCATCATAGTAGGTTTTTCATCAGCGTTAACGCCAAAATCAATAACAGAACAACGTGAATGTAATGGTGCTATAATTTTATGTTTAAAATTACACGTCAGTATGAATCTACTATTTTTAGAGAACTCTTCTATAAAATTTCTTAAAGCTGGCTGTACAGCTAAACCTAAGTAATCAGCTTCGTCAATGATAACAACTTTAGGTTTATCTTTCATAGACGAAGTGCTTACAAACTTCTTTATCTTATCTCTTAAAACATCTATAGATCTACCTTCGTCTGAACCATTAACAACAATGTAATCAGAACCTAATTCTTTACATAGAGCTTTCGCTGCAGTAGTTTTTCCTGTACCAGCTGAACCAGAAAATAATAGATTAGTAACTTCACCTTTACTAATTAAGTTCTCAAAAGTTTTCGTAAGGTTAGTAGGTAAGATTATCTCGCTTATCTTTTCAGGTCTATACTTTTCAGCCCAAATAAATTGTTCAGTTATCATATTTCTCTTTTCTTTTTTTATTGTTATAGCTTTTTTGCTTAAAATCTTTTTTGTTATATTGTTCATCTGGATGAAACATCATCCACTTTGTTATATTATTTTCTTTGGCCCAATAGCCAATTAAATCTAGTTTATGCTTCTTCATTTTTTTCTTCCTGTAACATTAAGTGTAATTGTAAAGGTACTAACATATGTAGTTTATAGTTTTCTGCTTTTGGATCTTCTACCAATTTATCTTTATATTTGTTTATATAATCTATAGCATCAGTTACTGTCAAATTTAACATTTTATGATGTACTTCTTTTCCTGTTGATAATAATTTATCAGCAGCCATGTGTGCATCCATTATAGAATCTTCTAAAATAATTCTTTCTTCAGTTGTTAGATTATTGTCCTTTGACATAATTACCCTCTGGTTGTAATGCTACATAATATGTAATGTAATTTCCTTCAAACTTTACTAGACCTTTAGTACAAATAGCTATCTTATAATCATCTGGTACCATCTTTAACTTATCGACAGATATAGACAACTCATAAACATCTGATGTCTCTGGAATATCTACACTAAACACATTACTGTTAGGTATAGATTTATCATGAGCTAAAATACCTTTATTGCTAAATGTTAGATCTGTAGCGTTGTTGATACTGCAAGCTCTTATTATCATTGATAGTGTATTTCTATCTAAATTTGTATGTAATTCCTCACTAGGTAAAGTAACACCATTATCTGGTGGGGACGTTACAACAGTTGGATCAGCATAAAAATATTTCTGAGTTATCTTACCTTGTTTTAAGGTTAACGATTCGTCACCAAGTTCTAACTCAGGATCTTCAAACAAAGATACGACACCTAAAAATTCATTTAGATCATATATACATACTTGCTTATCAAAAGTTTCTTCAATAGTACTACGTGCATATATATCTTTAACATTGCTAATAGTTTCTAATATATTACCAGGCTTAATTACAATCGATTGGTTAATTGTAGAAAAATTCTTTAGAGTTGCTAAAGTTGGTTTACTCAGTTTCATTTCTTTTCCTTTTAAATCTTCTTTTCTTTGTTATAGGAGTATCGTCAATTTTTTTCAAAGATTCTATGTTCCAAGTATCACCCTTCATAAACTCACTTGTTGTTCCAGCTGCAACAACAACCCAATTAGTTTTTTGTCCCATATACTCTCCAAAATAATCACTTATCCAATCGCCAGTTCTCAAATACCAATTGATATCTGTTGCATAACCTTCCCACAAATTATACATTGTAGTATTCTTTGCTCTTTGTTTGCTATCTGACAAACCTAATTTAGTTGATTGTTTATATGAGGACGCTTGTTCTTTAGCAGTTTTTAACCATTTTAGTACTTCTTTGAGTTCAACCATTTGGTTGTCATATACGGAAGAATGATAGGTTTTATTTTTTGATGGGCCATTTTTCTCAACTCGAAGTTCTCTAGCTTTCTTCAACCTTTCAGCTGCAGCAGCTCTTTGTTCTTCGGACATAGGCTTTCTTTTGCGTTTTATTTTTATAGGTTTTCTCTTACCCATAATTTCTTTCGCAAGTTTATCTTTATCTATCTTTACCATTTTATTTCCCTTTCTATTATTATTATAGGGAAATTAAATTTTATTTTTTAGATGAAGTTTTTTTTACTTTGTAATTTTTTTCGTCTTGATGAAAAGACACTAGCCATTTGATGTCGGTTTTCATTTCTGTAATAGCATTTTGTATGTGAGATAAATGATTAGTTTCAATAATGTAAACTCTCCAGGCTACAAATCCAACCACAGATACTAAAGAAGTAATAAAAAGTGTTTCGTAAAAAGTCATAGTAGTTCCTATAAATTAAAAAATATATACAATTGCTGTTTTAGCAACAGGAGCTACCTGGACATTCTATTTATAAATCTTATTATGTGTACTGTTACATTTTATAAAAGTTGTACATTTACATATTTCTTTTAAGGCTTCTGCTCCTACATAAGTACAAGAAGATCTTAAACCACCTAATATTTCTTGAACTGTAGGAGTTAAAGGACCTTTAAAATCAATTGTTACTATCTTACCTTCAGAAGCTTTATAATGAGCTAACCCTTCATTATATTTTTCTTGAGCTTTCATAGATGACATTCCATAAAATTCTTTTACCATCTTTCCATCAATAGTTTTTAATTCGCCTCCAGATTCTTTATGACCTGCTAGCATTCCTCCTAACATAACAAAGTGAGCTCCTCCTCCAAATGCTTTTGCAACATCTCCTGAAGTTGTACATCCACCGTCTCCTATTATATGTCCTCCAATACCATTAGCAGCATCAGCACATTCTATAATTGCAGATAGTTGAGGATATCCAACACCAGTTTGTATTCTTGTTGTACATACACTTCCAGGACCAATACCTATTTTTATGATGTCAGCTCCAGCTAGTAATAATTCTTGAGTTTGTTCTGCTGTACAAACATTACCAGCTACAATAATTGTATCAGGATTCGAATCTCTTAATCTTTTTATAAAATTAACAAATCTTTCTGTGTATCCATTTGCTACATCTATGTTTAACCATTTAATTGTATTCTTAGGCAATTTACCCTTTAACATTTTCCATTTTTGTACATCTAAATCTGTTATTCCAGTTGTATAACCTATGTTGTTTCTAGGTTTTGAAAAAAATAAATCGTATAATGTTTCAACATCATAATGTTTATGTAAGAAAGTTAACATTTTAAACTTATCTAAAATTTTACTTATTTCAATTGTACCCGTTGTATCCATGTTAGAAGCTATTATCGGAACGCCTTTCCATTTAGCGTTACTATTTAAAAAAGTATAAGATCTTTCAAGGTTTACTTGAGATCTTGATTTAAGAGTACTTCTTTTAGGTCTTATTAAAACATCTTCAAAGTTTAATTTTATATCATTTTCAATTCGCATTTTCATTCTCCCATGGAAAAATTATCCAGTCTCCTGACTCGTATACTTTTCCTGTATAATCTGATTCAACTGATGCACTTACTCGTTCGTATAAACTTGCAAATTTATAATCAAATATTAAATTATGTCTATTGCTTTTTATGTTGGAATCAATATATTTAAATGTATCACTAGTATCGTTAATATCATCAACAAAAAGTACTTTTTGTGATTGTGTAAAATCTACAGCAACATCAAAGAAGTGTTGAAAACCCATTGCATTAGATACTAATTTATCTCTCAATCTTAGATCTAATGGAAGAAAAGGTATATCCATAGTGTGAGATATCATTATACCTGGAACAGCTCCTCCTCTTACAATTCCTACTATAAAATCTGGAATCCATTTACTCTTGTATACATCTAAGACGATCTTCATATGAAGATCGTCTATTTCATGCCAATTTATTTTGTCATAATTATGCATTTGCATAATCTAAAGCAAGCTTCACGGCATTTATTTTTTTAGATTTATTAGCACCATACCACATACTATTAAGTCTATTCTCATCGTTGTTTCCAACTTTGTGATCTGTAACATAGGTAACAGCATTTAATGCTTGCCACCAAGAACCTGAAGCATATTCAGCTCCTGGTTGTTTATCAAAAGCATCATAAGCTAATTGTGCAGTTCTAGTTAACATATCATCTTTTTTAGATTCGCCAAATATTTTACCTAAGAATTCTTTAAACTGCTTATCTTCAACTTGTTTAGAACCTAAAGTTTCAGCAACTGTTTTATACTCATCCATCTTTTCAGATGCTAAACCAAGAATCTTTTTAACCATATCTGGTTCGAATTCTTTTCTATGAGTAATTCTTGCAAAATTTTCAACTTTAGAACCTAATGATAAAGTTAACGTATTGTTACATACAACTCTTATTGGAGTAAATCTTACATCAACTGATTGACCAAATTGATGTGGATTAGAAAATAAAAGATAACCTTGAACTTTATCACCACCAAACAATTCAAAAGAACTATCAATCTTACCTAAAGCCCACACTTTTCTTCCATTCATCAAAGAACCTGCAGTATGCATTTTTATTGAACCTTCTTTACAAAATTCTTCGAAAAATTCAAAAGCTGTTTTATTTTGTACAGGTACCCATTCGTCTCCAACAATATCTAAAATTTTATCATCAGATTTTCTAGTTAGAACTTTTTTGTTTGGTATTCTAACTCTTTCACCTTCTCTGTTCATAAATGAAAGATCTTTTTTTTCTACTTCCCAGTCCAAACCAGCAACTTTCATCATTTCTAAAGGCATTATACCTTCTTCAACTTCAGTACCTAACTTATGCCATGGCTTTTCGCCAACATAAGCCATTTGAGCATTTCCTTCAATCATTTCTAATTCATGTGCCATAATATACCTCTCAATGTTTTTATTATGTTATTATTATAGTAAGTTTTATAAAAAAGTTTTTGTTAAAATAACTTTTTTAAAAAGGATTGTAATCAATATCTGAACCGTATTCAAAATGTCCATTGTCCATATCAAATACACATCTATCGACTAAATTAATCCAAACTTCGTTAACTGAAATACCTTCCTTTTCACCAACAACTTCAACTAATTCAATATTTTTAATTTTAGCCCAACCAAATTTACCAAATATTTTTTGACCTACTTTTAACTTCATTTACATCTCCTAAAAATGAGGGGCTCTCTAACAATCACTTCTACCTAGGTATGCCCCTCAGCGGTAGAAGCGGGTTGCTTTTATTGTAGGTTACGGTTCCTTGAGTCCAACCAGACTTGTAAACCTCTGAGACTGTCGACCTTATTAAGTGGTCTCCCTTATTCAGTCTCTCAACCTTTACTTTCGCTATGTCATTTTTTATTTCTCCTTAATTTCTCATTATGTTTATAATACCACATTACAAACTAAAGTCAACAGTTATTTTATACTTTTTTGAACTTTTTTTTCATTTTCTAAGAAAACTTTATCCATCATTGTAACTTCAATAGAATTAGCTAATGTAAAAGCTACATTAGGATTTCTATCACATAACTTGTTAACAAAATCAACTTTATCGTTTGCGCTCATTAATTCAATCTGATCGATAATTTTATTATAATTATACATTTTATTTTTCTCCTTAATTTCTTATTATATTCATTATCACACATTAAAAACTAAAGTCAACAGTTAATTTATATTCATATTAACTTCTTCAAATCCAAAGCTACTTACTTCAAATTCTGCTCCAGTGTTAAAACCTAAAGAACAATCAATCATCATTCTATCACCTACCATAGTACTTCTCAATCCTAAACCATCTTTTCTAGTTTCTAAAACTTCTACATTATCATTAGAATCAGAACCTATTTTCTTAGACCACGAACCAGACATGTTCTGAGTCCACTTATAAGCATATTCTAATGCATCCATAACATTGTGTGTAGGTGCGTGAACATCAGCAACTACATCTAATCCATCGATGATTTCATGGTGCTTGTGCATAACAGTTACTTTAATCATTAAACTCTCCTTTAATTAACTATACTATTATAATCACACATTTTATACTAAAGTCAACAAAAAAAAGGCCCCTAAGGACCTTTTTTTATTTTTTTTTTAATCGAAATAAGAAGTTTGTTTAAAT